TATACTAATGGATGTAAATCTTCGTTTTCTGTTTTAATTTGACCTAATATATTGTCACCACTAAGTATACCACTCTCTCCTCCAAGTATCTGGCCTTTAATATTTGAACCCATGTGACTAATCAAATTAATTTTATCAGCAACAAGGTTAATATGGGACCTATCATCTTCTAAATTTAATTGGTTGATGGTATCTTTAAAAGCCGCGTTTGAAACATTGTTGTTAGTATTAGTTTCATAAGTTTGTGGTGTTGTATAATTTACCGTTATATAAGCAGGATTAACTTTATTTAATTTAAAACCACCGCCAAGAATGTTTGAACGACCTTGGTTTCCTGCGTTAGATAATATATCTTTATAATCTATTTTACCGGCTCTTAAAATAACTTCATCATAATTAATTTTACCACGTAAAATTAAATCGGTGTTTTTCCTACCAATAACCGAAATATCGTCTTTATCAGGGTAAATTTTCCAATCACCTATAAAAGAATCGGGGTCTTCATTCCAATTACCGTTATAGTTGTTAGTTTCTATTCTCCATTTTGCGTTAAATTCTGGAGATTCTATAAAATCTGGAGGTCTTTGTTGAGCTATTACAGGACCAATATATTCCCTCCTTATGGCTTTATTACGATAATCAAAAACCGCTACTTTAACTAACTCACCTACTTTAGGTACTATGTTAATATATTTTGGTATTAACGGCTGACACCAAGGTAATCCGCCTTGCATTGGGTTGTTTAATTGATCCGCTTCTGTGATGTCTTTATCAACACCATCTATACGCACCTTAATCCTACCTGCATTAAAAGGATCGTCGTTTGATACTACTATACCGTAATACCATAACGGGAATGTCAATTCATCTGAGGTTACACTACCCCAACTAAGGTCTAATCTTTTATCACTCATTTGTTATTAATCCCGAATCTATCGTTTAATTCTTTGGTTATTTCGTTGTATTTTTTCTCAATCCTTAACCAATTATCGTAAACTGTAATAAGTTCATTTCTAACCAACTCAAATTCGTCGGCCAATTCTTTTTTTATTTTTTCTAAATCAACGTTAGATTTATTTCTAATGTTTTCCATATTAAGCACAAGGGTTTACAACAGCTTTACCACCGGCTATTCCTACTATAGTACCAGCTATTTGTACGGGTCCACCGGCATTACCACCCGTACCTTGTATCACAGTACCAGGTTGTATAGCCACATCCATAACCATTTTAGTTGTTATTGCCTCCACCATCTCTTCAACCCTTATTCTTTCCATAATTTCAGCAGGTGAATTTCTACCACTAGGTAATGGTCCCACTGGTACTCCAGCTTCAGATTGTCTTTTAATTATTTTTGCGGCTATTTCAGATGAGTTAAAACCACCACATGGGGCGGCTAATATTGCCTGTTTAGGTATACCAGTACCAACATTGTAAGGTATTTTAAATAAATTTAATAATGATTTTAAAACTGAATTTGGGTTTTTAAAATCTGTGTTTGCTGTTTGTTTACATTTTGCCATTTTCTAAAGATTTTGTGAAGTGTTAGGTGGTGGAATTGCATTAAGAACCCCTTCCGCAATACCAGGTACGTCAACAACTCTTACCACATTTAAAAGTCTTTTTATTTTTAAATTACTTTGTGTTTTTGTAATATTAGCCGCAACACTAATTACTAAATTTAATATTTCTTTTTTAGCTAAATTAAAAAGTATTTCTAATAAAGCTGCGGAGGATTCTCTAACCACATATTCAAAAAAAACTTTTGAGGCCTTAGCATAATCAAAACTTGTGTTTGCATTAACGTTTGGTAATGTGACAGTTGCACTACCTCCGGGAACACCTACTGGTGGTGGGGTTGGTGTTAAAGGACCGTTAACTATTTTATTAGCTAATTGGTATAATAAAATTATTTTAGGATCCACTATCATATCAGTCAAAACTTTAGGTATGCTTTTAATCATGTTAGCATTTAAAGACTTTTTAGCAGCATTTTTATCCGATTCTGAAACATTATTTGTTAAATTATTATTAATATTGTTAACTGAACTAAATACCACTTCGTTAAGTTTTGAAGAAGGTGTGTTTTTTATATCGTTAAAAGAGGTTATTACCGTGCTTGGTGACACTGAAACAGGTACGATACCACAACCCACGTCTAAGTTAACTTCACCTCTTGATTTTTGTTCAGCTTTATTCTCTATCTCAAATGACTCTTCATTAGTAAATGAAAAAAAATTGTCTGTTATTTGATATTCTTTAGTACAAGGGTCTGAACCCATAATTTTATCAATTAATTTATCCGTTTGTTCAACAGAGATAAATTTATCTAAACTAGAAACAATAAAAGCAGGATTTTGTAACTGTGTTATACCGTTATTCGCCCTACCTTTAGCTGCTGTTATAGAACCAGTTAATTTATCAGTTATTTTAGCTAAAAATTGTTCTAAAGTAATTAAATCGGAAGCATTTAAAAAATCACTTAAAAAATTATCAAAATTACGGGTAACACTAGTATAAGTAGGACTTAATCCAAATTCAAATTCTTGTGTTGTTTGACTATAGTTAATGACTATAATATTTTTCCACGTAATGGTACCACCATTTCTTGTTAAATCAGATAAGGCCCAATTAAGGTCTGTCGTAGCGTTTTTACCGTAAAATGTAGAACCTATTGGACTACTAGGGTCTAATCTCAAAATATCATTGTAATCTAATTTATCAGCTTTTAATTTAACTTTTATTGTACTGTTTGGTATTGTAAAATTAGTACTACAAGCTAATCCAGCTTTTATACCTTGTATTAAACCTTCTTTTAATTTTAACATTAAAACAGGATAAAATTGGACTAATATTTCTGTTAATATTCTTGTGGACTCACATTTAGAGGTGGACCCTATTTTAGGGTATTTTGTATTATCTTTACATGTAGTGGCTATTACATCTAATAAAAAAGCAGAAAGATTTTTATCTTTCGAATTTACAGATTCTAATGAAGAGGTATTTTTACCTTTAGGTAAGTTCCCTAAAGTTTCAAATAACGCAACATTATTTATAGTTTCAGCTTTATTATTTATAAAACCCATTACTTAATTTTATATTCCTTTTTATCTTGGTCATCTTCTTTGTCATTATTAAAAATATTTCTTAATAATGCCATATCTTCAGGTGTGATATTACCGCTACCTTTATCACCATTGTCACCACTACCAGGTTTAAATATTAACTGACCCATTAATTTAACTAATGTTATTTTTTTATCAATCGTTGTATCAACAATTTTTAATAAATCAGTATTAGCTTTATTTAAGTTAGCCAAATCATGCATATCCTCAACGTTAACTTTTGATTTGTTTTCGTTGATTGTTCTAATGCAAGTACTTCTTTGTTCGACTAATTCGTTATAAGCCTCTTGTGTTAGTGATAAAAAACTATCACTTGTTAATTTTATATCTTTCTTTTTAGGTCTAGCCATAATAATTGTCTTTGCCTATAAATATCAAAATGGTGGTTTTTATAAACCACCATCTTTTATAAATTTGTAAATTGATTTGTACCTTTTCATTGCGTTCCTTATATCTTTGGTACCTAGTGATGTCATTTCTCTCATATAATAAAGTATAAGGTTTTTATTATATTTATTTGTAGATTCCTGACTTTCAAAAACGGTTTCCCAATTTTCAAGAATGGATATTAAGGCATTACCAACTTTAATTTCATTCTCTGTAAGAATTTTATTTTGTAATTCCTGTTTAATTGAATCACAAATATTACTTATTAAAAAACTTAAATCCACATCAATAGAATCTATTTCATAAGAATATTCTTCATCTTCTTCTAAATCAGATGCAACATCTTCATATGAAATTAAAGTTTTAAGTTTTTTATCATCTTTAATTATTTTACCTAAAAGATAGTGCTTACAAATAGTGCCATAATAGGAATAAGATTTTTTACCTTTTGAAGGTTTAAATTTATGGAATTTTATCATTAAAAATGATAACGTATCTGAATGTAAGTCTTCAAAAGACATATTTTTGGAATAGAGTTTATATCTTCTGATAATACTTTCTATCATCTTATTTAAAGGAGCTTGAAGGTGGTGACGATAAATTTCATTCCGTCTGAATTCTTCTTTTGTAGTACCAGTCCATCGAAAACCCTCTAAACTACGAGGGTCTTCTACTAACTGTCCTAATGATAAAAATTCTTTAACCGCAGATTCTTCAGCTTGCCCAAAATAAGGATCTTTTGTAGGTTTCCTTCCTCTAGGTTTTTTTTCTTCTGACATTATTGTAGTGTCACATTTTCTCTATCAAATTTTATTCCACGGTCGTTCTTAAAGTAACATTCTTTTCTAGCGGTATTGAACCAAAATCTAGCTTCAACAGCGTCAATTTTTTCACCAACAACCCCATTATAGTAATTGAAGAAAAGTGCATCTGGTCTCATATTTGTTTTTTTGTAACCCAATTTAGGTATAGTCATCATCTTCTTATCATAATACGACATTCTTAATAAGAACTCATAAATAAAATGAAGTTTAATACTTGGTTTTAAACCACCTGCTGCTTTAAAAGCCTCAACTTTAATAACAGCACCTGATAGTTGAAAGTTAGGGAAGTTTAATAAAGCGTCATTATCTAAGAAACCTAATTTGTCAGAAAATTCTTTTGCCCAAACAGGTTCGTTAGTAAAATGTAAAAATCTACCTTCTACATTTACATCAAGAATAATAGGTAAAAAAACGTCAACCTCTTCGTATGATTGAATATACTTTGTTGTATTATCAAACCAAATTTTTGAGTATTCATCATCAAATTCAAGAATACTAAAATAAGTTGTTTTAACATTTTCAACACCTAAGTTAATTTGTGAACAAAAATCTGTTTCACCTTTATTTTCAATCATTGTTACTTTAAATGAAGTTTCAGGTATGTTAACCGTAACATCTTTAGGTGCTACAATCATTAATTCACTTGGTTTTACTTTTTGTTGTTCAATGCTTTTAATAGCTTGCTCTAAATAAGAGGCAATTACTTCATCCATCTTATGGATTGGTAATATAACTGTTGTATCTGTTTTAATTTCTGACATATAATTAGTTTTGAGGTTCTACGTTATTCTCAACCGCAATTTCTACTGGCAAAGTTGATTTTAATTCGTTAATTCTGTTTTCAATAATTCTTTCGTAAACTTCTTTAACTTTTTCTTTTAATTGTGAAGTTGTATAAGAATCTTTTAATTTAGACATTTCGTCATATAATTCTTGTGGTTCGCCGTCTTCCAACCAAGCTTGAAAATAATTAGCGGCTAAATCAGCTATAACTAATGGGTCGTTTGCCCAAAGACCGTTTTTATCACCCATCCACTCAGGCACCATATTAGGTATTAAACCTAAAACAGGTACGTCACATTTTATAGATTCGATTGGGAATGTACCAAAAGATGATAAAGAATCAACCCAAATAGCTAAACAAGATTCTGCTAAAGACTTAGCGAAAGCTTCTCTTGGTAATCCTCTCATATCACGGAAAGAAACCCATTTAAGGTGTGGATATTTTAAATAAAATGCTTTGTAAATTTTAACCAAATCCCTTTGGTCACGGGTTGAAATCGCGATAATAGGTTTTTTTGGTTTATCCGATGGTTTAAAATAATCAGGAATACTTACAGGTATAACTTCAGCTTTTACTTTTTTTGAAAACAAGCTTTCAATATATTCTTTTTGTTTTTCAGTTGTTGTAATAACATCAGTAATTCCGTAATCAACCCAATTTTTACCTGGCATCAACATTTCAAAAATATAGTCATAAGATTGTGCAAACACTATTCTTTTACTTGGTAATTTTGAAGTTTGTTCCATTACATTAGCAAATATTTCTGGTATAATAATGAAATCTTGTGTGTTAACTTTTAATTGTTGTGATTCAATAGATACGTGTGGTATTTGTTCATAAACCTCACCTAAAATTGGTCCAACAGTAGCGTAATCATTTTTTTCGTGAAGAATTTGAGCGTCATAGCCCATATCACGTAATAATTTAGCATGTTCATAAATATTCGCCATACTTGCGATTGCATTTCCTTTTGTGTCCATCACAAAAAAGAAAATTCTAAACTCTTTGTTTTCTAGTTTAGAAACTGATTCTTTAACTAAGTTTTTAATGTTACTTTCCATATTTATTGTTGTTCTTTTATTATTTTATAATTTAGTAATGTATTAAATGATAATCTAAATGGTATCGATAATTGTTCACCTAATTTAGTTCTACCCATAGCTTCGTCTACTGGGTTGTTTTCACTTAAAACAGATTCTATCATAACTTTAATTGTTTCCCATTTAGTCAAGTCGATTATTTGACCCCCGATTGGGTCAGAGATTTCTTCTTCTGATTCAATTTCTTTTTTACTTTCACCTAAAATATAATCAACGTCTTCATTTTTTTCGACTTTAATAAAGTTACTTAACTCATCTAAATCAAAATAATATTGATTACCGGCAATACTAAAAAATTCCGAATATTCTTCTTTTTTATATTTCATGATATAATTTTAAATACGAAACTTTATAAGTAAACCTTAATTGAATATCTCCAAACCAATCAATTCCCTAACATTTTTAACAGTATAATCGGCAGGTATTTCTTGATTAAAAGGTTTTTCTATTTTAATAACTTTTTTGCCTTCAGGTTTTGAATTTAAAATTTCTGGGTGGTCAGTTACCATAATATCGACAAATTCCCAACAATCAGTTGTACCCATAGTAAATTTAATATCTTGTATCATACATCCTGTTTTCGATAAAAAAAACAATGTAGAAGGTACACTACGACCAGCTTCACGACTAGTAATTATCATTTTGTGTTCTTTACCTGTCATTTTAAGATGTAACTCTAAATCATTAACTGATTGTACAGCACCATCGACTATTTCATCCGCATAACCAAAAATTTCAAGACAACATTTATCATAAACAAAATCTTCTACAGTTATCTCATCATCAACAACCTCTACCAAATGGTTATCGGAGTTTTCGTCAGCTAAAAATTCTTTCATATCAAAATTTGGGTTAAACTCCATTTCTTTTCTAACAATTTCTTCTTTTGGAAACCAAAGCCATTTTTCTAAATTATAATCTTTTACTTGGACTTCTTGTCCATCCTCTGGGTTAAAATATTTGGTGTGAATGTTCTCAATCCTACCAAAAAAATCCCTTAATACTCCGTTAATAGATATACCTACTTTCATTAGTCTTTTAATAATTTTTTTCCGTTGTTATTAATTTTTTCTTCTTCTATTTGGTCAAAAATATCTTCAATTACTTTAATGATTGGATTACGTACAATATCCTCTTCATTTCTAAGTTCTACAGTACCAAAACCAGTTTTACCTTTAAATCGTTCAATTACTACCTCAAGAGAACTTTCTTTTTTATTACGAATATCTTTTTGTTTAACATCACCTAATATTATTAATTTAGAATTTTCACCAATACGAGTCATAAGAGTTCTCATGTTATCTAAACTAACGTTTTGTGCCTCATCTATGATAATAACTGATTTATCAATACTTCTACCACGAACATAAGCAATCGGTTTAATTTGAATAAATCCTAAATCCCTTAGTTTTGTAGTTGATGATTCACCGATAATTTTATTAAAGTTGTCTAAGAAAGAATCCATAAAGGGTTCCATTTTTTCTTCCATTGTACCTTTTAAAAATCCAATATCTTCATCTTTTAAAGTAGTTACAGATTTAACTAAAATAACTTTTTGATACGGTGATTGTGGGTTTTTTATTAATTTTAAAGCTTCAGCACAAGCTAAAAATGTTTTTCCTGTTCCTGGTAA